GTCTTAGTTACATCACCTTGCTTATTTAGCTGCTCAACAATAATATCGGCCATATAATCTGTAGGATTACTAGCTCCTGTGTTATTGTTATGTTCGCTGATACCATTCATCCATCTTTCGAAAGCGTTTCGTACTTCGAAACCAGTATCATTGATGATAGTCAATGTAACGGGTTCAAAAGTTCTATCACCAGCAAGTTGTAGTTGTCTGCCTCTGAATAATACAGGTACAGGAGCTACTACTGATGAAGGAAATTGCGCGCCTTTAATCATGAAAGAAGAAAGTTCAACATCGCCTTGAGCATAAGCAGGGAAGTTACATGTTACTTTGAACATGTTAGAACGTGCACCACCACCTACTAGCTTGGATTTAAAATCATCTACGCCTAAAATTGCCATTTTTCTTCTCCTAATTAACTACCGGCGATTTCTGAGAAATCAACTCCGGTTCGTGTTGCAATAAAGTTAAGTGTTATGAAGTTAATAGATCTTGAAGGCTTGATAAAGATATCAGCAACAAATCGATTAGCATCAATTACTTGACCAGTGTTATTTGTAGTATCACAAATGACTCTAAAGTCTGTCATACCACGTCTACCTTTAACGTCTCTCATAAATGGTTCAAGCATATTTCTAAACTGAGCTCTTGTAAATTCGTCGTTAAATTCAAAGAGTTGAGCTTTAGCTGCAGTAGCAACTGCCTTTTCCAATACGATAAACAGTCTTCGTACATTGATTCTATCAAATGCACTAGGCTTGCTTAATAGTGTCTTATCACCAAATAGCATTGTACCTTGTCCAGGGAAAGAAACGAGAGGATTAACTCTTGCTTTATAGAGAGTATCTCTATCGGCTTTCTTAGGATTGTACGCTAGTTTAGTAACTCCGAAAAGTTGACCTCTATTAACACCAGCTGGAGAGAACCAAGCATCAGCAACATCGTCTGTGTTGGCGCAAAGACCAGCACAAAGACCAGAAGCTCCTAACCAACGGTATACATCATTATACTTATCGTATACGTATACAGCGCCAGAATCAGTAGCAGCGTATGAAGTTGAAGCAAGAGTATCAGCCCATTCTTTAACATCAGCAGCAGGAGTATCGGTTCCAACTGAGTCATCGATTGGAGGAGATACAAATGCCATACAGTCTTTTCTAGTATTACAGATATTAATAAGCTTATCAGCAATCTCTTTAGCGCCATTAACATCAGGATATGCAAACAATAGGTTGACATCAATCGTTTCAGCATCAGCTAATAGATCAAATCCATTACCAATTTCGCCAGTTGTTGGTGTATTATCATCAGTACCACCAGCCATTGCAGATTCAATAGCAGCAGTTCCAGTTACATAAACTGTAGCTGAAGCTTGACCAGCAAAAGATTCACCAGCATCAGTTAGTGTTGCGGGATGACCTGTCCAATAAACATACTTTGATGTTCTATTAATTACTTCTTTATAATAATTGCTCTGGCCGTCTGATTTTTTAGCATCTGAAGCTTGAGATACGAATTGGAATGCTTCCAAAACAGTACCTGCAGTACCACTCCATGTACCATCAGTATCGACAACAGCAATGTGTAATTCATCGTTTGAATGTTCTAAAAGAGCAGCTCCATCGGATGTTCCTGGAATGCTATCAAAGCTTCCAGCTTCATTAAAAGCAGCCCATGCAGTAGCATTGGCAGGACATATTGTTACTTTAAGCGAGTTACCCAGTTTACCTGGATACTTAGCAATAAAGCTACCATCATGAGTTAAAGAATCATAATGATCTTCGTTTTTTACTAGTTTAGCAGTACCGTCGGTCGCGTTCAAGTGACCCGATGCTACTCGTACTACTTTAAGAGCGTTACCATACTTTAGGAATGATGCTGCTGTTAAAAAGTACTTAAATGTATCGGAATCTGGTGTTCCAAAGATGCTAGCTAATTCTGTTTCTGAACTAACCGTGCGAACTTCTTCGACTGGACCCCAATTAAAAGACCCTGCGAATCCACCAATACTGGTTGATACTGCAGGTATTACGCCCGATGCGTCAATTTCCTTGACTTGGACGCCTGGTGATACTTGAAATGCCATTGTTGTGTCCTCTCAAATTGAGTTTATTTATAAGTTTTCATAATGCGGTTATATTCAATCAGTATTATTTATATAAATAAGTATTCTAAGGTTAGTCTATACTAAACGTCTATTAAGTGGATCTCGTTCATATTCAGCTTCAAACCAAACATTACCTTCTCCGTCTCCAACGCCTTGCACATGATGGTCACTACCATCGCTAATAATACCAAAGGGTAACATATCATCTTGGATAGCTTTTAACTGCTCACGATATAATAAGTTTTTCATATCAATATTTGTTAATCCTTGGAATATATCTGTTGAAGTAAACCAAGCAAAGAGTACTAAGTTCATCATTAAATCATCATGATTAGGAGCTTGCGCTTCGTATGAGTTACCACGAGCAACGAATGTACACATTTCACCAATAGTCTCAGCATCAATAATATGTAATTTCTTTTGGCCAATTAAATCTTTGAGTGTTGAACATCCAATCCTTTTCACTCTTCGAGTCATAGTAGCACCAATCGAATTAGCTTTTACTTGTGATTCTACAAACATATTTTCATATTCTAAATCATAATATAATCCATTACAAACAACAGCACCTTGATCATTTGATTCAACGATTATATATGCTTCATTATATAACATAGCATACTTATAACAGATATCTGGCAATAGCATAGGTGATATGTTATTATCTCTAAATAC